ACGTAAACTACATGTCGCATATCCATTGTAATCTCGGGGTTCTCTTTACTGATGACAGTTGCCCAAGGAGCGAATCCCACATTCTGAGCACTAGGAAGAACCACAAGACCATTCTTCACAGTAATAGTATTTTCATCCTGTGAAACTAGTTCTGCGATAATCTCTTCACCAGTAACGATACGAATAAGTTTTACATCAATCATCTTTCTTGTACCTCAACTCGAACGGAATCATTTTTAATAATATCTACAATGTTTACATATGCCCATGCAGTAAAAACCTGAGGGACAATGAATGCAACCATTGCGACAATCCAGAACCAATAATAATAGTTCTCTTTAGTCTGTGTCCTTTTCTTCTTCATTTGAACTCACACTCCACCATAATTTCAGTCAATGCTGCGAGAAGGTTTATCTCCTGATCCGCCACAAATGCCACTTGATACTGATACTTAGCAATAACAAGCACAGCAGCAGGAATACTATTCGGAACCAAGGAATCATAACAAGCATCGTAAATACGACGCAGAAGTACAGTAGGATCATTGTCCAGGTTGTTGACACACCATTTACGTACTTCGGAAAAATTCTTTTCCTTGAGGTATTTAACCAACGTATTAGTGTTGACATCAGAAAACTCCGTCAAAATTGCAGAATCAATCTTCCCACTTGCGGAGTATCTTTGACACTCATTCAACACCCGACGCCAGTCTGGGAAGTGTTTGTTAATAAGTTCTACCAGGACCTTGTTATCATATTCAACACCTTCTGTATCCAGGATTTGTTGGATGCGTCCGAAGAACTTTGCAGCGATGGCGGGTTTTTGTTTACCAGTGATGGAAAAGTCAACACAGGCGCATCGACTGTGGAGGGGTTCGATAATCTTGTTTTTGTAGTTACAGGTGAAGATGAATCGACAGTTGTTATAAAACGCCTCAATATTTGCCCGTAGGAGGAGCTGTACGTCGTGGGTTGTATTGTCAGCCTCATCAATAATGATGACTTTGTGCTTTGCGTCAGATGCAGATAGTGAGACGGTCGAAGCGAAATTCTTGGCCTGATTCCGTACCGTGTCCAGGAATCGTCCCTCATCGGATCCATTGATGACATAATAGTCTACTCCAAGTTCATGACAAAGAGCCTTTGCAACCGTGGTCTTACCAATACCAGGAGGACCAGAAAGGAGAAGGTTGGGGATCTCTTTCTTATTTAGAAACTCCTGAAACATCTGTTTGGCAGAGTCAGGAAGAATACAATCTTCAATGGTTTGAGGACGATACTTCTCAACCCAAAGAAAGTCAGTTTTGTTCATAATAAATTAAACCCAGTCAGGTTTTCGTTGTGGCATTCGCAGGTAATTATCCCTTACCCAAGGTTTGGATGAAATATACATCTTATACTTCGTGTATATATCAACAGTTTCATCATACTTGAACTCATCCGGCCCTGCAAATATGAAAGGCGTAGGTTCTCCACCGCGACCTTGTGAATCTACGCAAGGTAGAATCTCATTTGCAGCCTGAAGAGTATTGAAACAGGTATGTGGTTTACCATACCTCAGTGAGTATTCATTGCACAGAGCAAATCCATGAGCAAGTAACCATCTCCAGTTACTCACAAAAGCATTTGCCCAGATAGTGCATGGGTGATTACGAAAGGCACCCTTCTCAGTGGCATAGGGAGTACCATCTGCTTTGGGAAGAGTGCCGAATCCGTGACCCCATTTGTCAGAACATACAATAGCAAGCATCTGACAAGTCTCTAGTGGCATCTTGACAATATGTTTGTCAGGGAGAACCTTAGCCGACTTCAGGGGATCGGGGTCAGTAACAAAGATGTTCATAATGAAAGTTGAATAATCTTGGATGCATCAATCACCGCAAAGAATGTTTGAAGTCCAACGACATCCCAAGTTTTGATTGAGATGGCAAATGGAATCATGAAGCACCCACCGATCAATCTGAATGTACAACCAATTCTAACATCCAGATAGAGAAGAAGGAAGTAACCAATCAAAAGACTGGCACTTCCTATAATACGCAATCTATTTGCGTTCATTCATCATAAGTGGAATCTGGTTCCAGTGCAATGTAGTACACAAGATTCTTATCTTCAGAAACAAATCGAGAAAGTAGTTTGCTGGAGATAGTCACGTTGTAGGAACCTGGGAGAATCTTGATGTTCTCAACCTTGAAGTTGAGACAGAAAGATGCAGCAGTTTCACCAACCACGACAGCATAGTCATTAGAGGTATCGTTCTTCTTATCACGAACAACAATCTTAACCACACCGTTCTCACCGATTACAGAAAGATCGGGAACACCATAGACTGCAGCAGCCTTCAACAGTTTGTCAAGTTGTTGAGTATTCAGTTCAAAACTCACATCCTCGGAAGGCAGAGTGATGGACTTGTCTGGAGGAGTAACGATAACTGCAGGATCTGCAAAGAAATACTTAGAACGAGTCTTACCCTCTCGGATAGAAACATAACTTTCATTCTTGAAATCCAACTGGGGATCTTGATACAGCGACATTGCGTTCAAGAACTCATTCAGATTGTAGATACCGAAGTCGCGTTCAAACTCTTCGTCAACGTTGACTTCTGCAAGAATATTTTTCATCACACTGATAGTGCGAATAGTCTTGCCTTGTTTGAAAAGGATAGATTGATTGATACCCGCAAAGTTCTTAAGAAGGTTGAGGGTTTTGTCGGAGAGTTGCATATTAGTTGTCATTGATTGTAGGTTTCGGTGATAGAGTTCTTGTCGTTGAAGTGCATCAGGAGGACTGCATAGTGGAGAATCTTCATGATATCTCGACGTGCAGTACCTTTCTTATCATATCGAGATGCATACTTCAGGATGTTACTACGACAGAAAGATTCACCATCACCACAAGCTTCAATCAGATCCAGAGTTTGAATCTTGTCGTCACCAGCAGAATAGTGAGCGTTATATGTACCAGAAATATATTCTTTCAACTCTTGGAGGATAGTATCCTCACTGTATTTGTATCGATTGGGGTCTTTGTTCATAGTCAAATCAATGGAATAATCACTCTCTTGATCAAAAGTAATGTAATCAGCTCCTGCACCACCAAAGATACCATCCATATCAACAGGTTGTGCAGCACCAATCAGAGTGTCTTCAGAGAAAACACTACCAGTGAAGGTAATGGTGTCATCAGACATACCACCTAACGTAGTCATTGCAGTGTTCATAATGTAACCTCAGTAATTTTATCAAGAAAAGGGAACGTCGTCAACATTCTCAGACGGCATCTGGAAGTCAACATCAACTTTGTCATACAGTTCCATGAAGGACTGTTTGGTTTCATCATCAAAACGATTCAGACAAACCTGCATCGCTTTGGCTTTGTCATTAAAGATTGAATATGCCTTGACAATGTGAACAAGACGACGGGTACTGATAACCTCTTCGATACCACCATCATAGAAGGTTTTACGAATAATGTCTGCCCAGTCAGCAAGACGCTTACAGAACTCAGAATCGTCACAGATCTTGTTCAGAATCTTAGTTTCAGTAGCTACAGTAGGATATTCCTGTTCAAAAGTGACAGGGAATCGTTCTAGGAACGCTTCGTTGAGCACGTTAGTTCCAATGAATCGTCCGTCGTCTGAACCCTTACCCTTAGTGTTGGCTGTGGCAATGACGTTGAATCCACTTGCAGGAGAAACCCATCGTCCGATTTTCTTAAGGAAAACTCCTTTCCCTTCAAGGATACTTTGGAGACAGAGAATTTTGTTACTAGCGAGGTCGATTTCATCAAGGAGCAATACAGCTCCTCGTTCGAGGGCTTCAATGACTGGGCCATTGTGCCAGACGGTGTTACCATCAATAAGGCGGAAACCGCCAATAAGATCGTCTTCATCGGTTTCAATAGTGATGTTTACACGGATAAGTTCCCGACCCAACTGAGCACAGGCCTGTTCAACCGAGAACGTTTTACCATTACCCGACAGACCCGTAATGAACGTCGGATAGAACAATCGCGATTGAATAATCTTGCGAATATCGCTGAAATTACCAAACTTGATGAAGGAATCATCTTTCTGCGGGATAAGGTTTTGTTCAATTGCAGGCATAGCTGCAGGTGAATTATAAGTTACTTCCAGATCCTGAACTGTCTCTTTCGTAACTTCCAGATTCCACTTCCCGTGACCTGCCTTGTAGTTGGCAAGACGACGGGAGACAGTCTGGTAACTCATACTGTTCATTGCACACCAGGCTTTGATGTCAGCACTGGTGACGGATTCTCCGTAGAGATCTTTGAGAGAGTCAATCAGTTGATCGTCGGTCATCTTGAGGCGAGTCATGAGTTGTGTCGTTTCAACAAATAAATTATAACGCACTTCCTCCGCCCTGGGACAGTCTATGGACAGTTCCTCAACTGTCTATGAGATCCTTTACTTTGCCATACTTCCATCGATTCCAGTAATCATACAAAGTTACTTCGATTTCAGGATCAATCAAATAAAGATTGAATAGACATCTCTGTTGGGCGAGTTGAACCTCAGTATGACCGTATAGAAGATTTGTTGCGTCTGTAGAAAATATATTTGATAAGTTTACAAACTTTCTACCTTTACCTGTGAATATCTTACAGAACTTATCTGTTTCTTTATAGAGATCAACCTTCTTGAACTCCACATTGCAAGCTCTGAACCATGTCCAATAATTTATAAAGTTTTGAGATCCACCAAAATAATTTATAGTATCTTTCAGCGATTTGATGAATGAAACATCTTTGAATATAGTCATGTCATCATGTTGATCACCCTGTTCATCAGGAGGAATGTGAGTTTTACCAATCCAAGTAAAGTTTTCTTTATATTGGAAGGTCTTCATACACTCAAGTAGATTTAGATGTCGTTTACCCAAATCATCTTGCACAAATCCAGGTGTACTACCCCACTCATATAAGTGTCTGTACCAAGCAAGACTTCGTTGATTAAAATCATAAACAATAATTTTAGATTTTGGATTAAGTTTCTTTTGTCTGAATAGATCAAAAATCTTAAATCCGCTTGCAGTATTTACAGCAAGATCAAAAGTACCTTCATTTGATATACGCATATCCTCACTATTAAACAACCAAATCTGATCCTTTACAGATAAAGCGTCTTCAATAGATTTCTTTTGATTCCAGTTCTGACTATCGTAAGTAGTCATAGTTTTCAATGACTGTTCATATCGAGCAGTCTCATGTTCTGGATAATGGTAAAACTTATTGTGTCTTAGGGTTTCATTCAACATAACAACGGACCAACCGCCTTCAAACATTGCTTTGAGAAGTTCCCATCCCTGACCAGCAAATGGTTGTTTAGTTCTTTTCTTATCTTTATTAACTCTTACCCATAGAGGAGTATAGTCATGATGAAAATTCTCTTCACTTCTTTCCAAAACAGGTAGGAGTTCTTCAGACTCTCCTTGCCATGTACCAAAGTCGGGTCTACCAACTTCTTTCCATGCATGAAGATTTACAATAAAGAACTGGTGATGAAGTTCTGCCCAATGATCTGGTTTCATTAGACAATGACCAGCAACACCAAAATCCTTATCCTTCATGATAAAGTTTCGGATTTCTCTATCATATTCAAAACTTTTAAGAATAGTTCCTGCAGCAAGAACTACACAATAATCATACCCAGCGTCTGCGGTTGTCTCTAGGAGTTCTTTGATAGAGTCTCCAAAGAAAATATCAGACTGTTTGTGTGCCCTCTTAAGATAAAATAATGAAGATCCTTTGAATCGAAGATACATTGCAGTATTTTCAATTCTATCAAGTTGATTGTAGATCCCATAACAGATCTTTCTATCCTTGTCTTCCAACCTCATCTGAAGTTGTTTATATGCACCCTCAACCAACTTAGGATTTATATCTCCGTGGACTATGAAATGATACCTGGGTTTATTGCTATTGTTATAAACGGCATGAGTATTTCCAATGTCCAAGAACATTCCTCTGCCTTGTTTGAATGGAACTTCTCCATGATCTTTGAAGTAGAAACCACAACCCTGTGGATTATTAATTGCAATATTCAGAGGTCCAAAGATTCTACCTTCTCCATCATCATGAGGCATGATATGACCACCAGGTTCGATTTTCATGATCCGAACTCGATCGAATCTACGATACCCAAGTTTCTTCAAGAACTTCACACATGCAGGAAATTTTTCACATGCACTCGTCCATCGATATTGATTTGGAGTCCCACCATACTGATCATAATTTTCAGTAGCATCTGGACGTAGACCATGTAAGGTCAACCCCTTCCATCCCTCATGAGAGTAACTGAGGTGTTTGTCTTTTTCCCTATGTCCAACGAACATGTCATCATTCTGAACACACTCGCGATACATTTCCGCAAAATTGTCCTTAAAGTCTATACTTAGATAAGGCCAATCCGAATCCCAAATGTCTTCAGGTAAAGGTAATGTAGGTTCCCACTCGTTAGATTTAGATGTGGAAATAAATTTTTCAAGAATCTGATTCATCTTTAATTTCAATACCAATAAACTCTTCTATCTTAGAAAAGACTTCAATGTTCCAACGTTTTTGTAATTCTGGATCATGTCTCCATGCATCCAAGTCTGGATTAAATCTCGTAAAGGTTTCATCAATAATGACTCTACCGAGGTGATACCTACCAAGAGCAAGTTTATCCCTATCGTGAATGGGAATCATTGCCCTAGTTTCTTCATCTTGTTTCAAGTACCACTGATAAAAATCTTCTTCCGCACTCTTATATATGTACGGTGTTTGGGAGAAATTCAACCAACACTCAGTACTATACAAGGTTTGGATCTTTACTTGGTCATTCTGAATTACACGAACATCATCGTCACGCATTGCATGACAGTAATCTTTACCTAGGGTATTATATCCAAGATATAAAGATCCCCAAGCAAATTCACTATCTAAAAATAATTTATCTCCTTCATCAAGTGGTTCGCCTGGGTATGGAGGATATATTGAACAGAGACAACTATAACATGGAAACATATCAGGAGTTGTCTTCATAGCAATCTCAGTGATATGAATCCATTCATTTAAACTCAACCAAGTATCATGAGCTTCTTCACTAAGAAACCTTTCAGGATCTAGAGACTCTTCACCATACTCTTCAAACATCTCATGGAGATGATTCAGTTTATCCTGATCAATCTCACTAGGATCTCCATCCAACAAAGGAAGTCTATCAGTCTCATATAGTTTGTTGATATGAGATACAATACTGTTTAGTTTGTTTTTTAAGTATGGAAGATCTTCAATATTCTTATTGATAATCTTAAGATCTAGATATGCATCATCTTCCTGTTCTTTTATTCGGATTTGTTCAATCCACTTTTCTCTAAGACTATTTGGTTGCAAGTCAAAGGTGATTGGAAGGATTTTACCACCCTCCATCCTGAAATAGAATACTGCAAATTTCATAACAAAGATTCAGTTTTTACTTTTTGTCCTCTTTTTTATCTTTTTTCTTAGTATAAATTGCTCCTTTACCGTATTTCTTTTCGATGTCTGCTTTTACTTTTTCTACCGCAGACATACCATCATACTTCTTTTTCTTACCACCAGTAGGACCAGCTGCGAACTTTGGTGCCTTTCTATAATTAGTGTTACCGTCAACACCACCACGCTCCATGCGTTGGTCTCTTAGACGGTCTGCTTCTTCCTCATTAATTTGTTGGAACCAGGACTCCTCCATGTTGAGAATAATAGCGTTTGCTTCCTCATCGGTAGTTGCAAACTTTTTCTCTAGAAGATAATTTTTGATAACTTCGTAAGTTTGGAGGGCGTCCATGGTTCTCACTGTTTTCTTTTATTTATTCGTCTTCGGATCCAAGTGCCTCAGAATCAGCAGTCTCCATACCTTGACTTTCAAGAACTTCGGGTTCTGGTTCTACAACTGGTGCTGGTGCTGGAGTTGGTGCTGGTGATGGTGCTGGTTCACCACCACCCAATAGTTCTCTAGAGAGTCTTCCCATGGGTTTACCTATTGATTTCGTAATATTTATGCAACCAGATCAACGAATTCACCAAGAACTCTCTTGTTCATTTTCTTAGAATTTAGAGACTTTTTGAAAGCACTTTTGATCTGTGCCTTGGTTGCATCTTCTTTCACTTCAAACTCAGAGTCGGAGGAAAGTGCAGTTGAAGACAATCCGAAATACTTTTGATATCCAGAACCTTCGATAGAGAAAGATTTGTTTTTCTTCCATTCTGCAAGTTTATCATAGTAACCACTTGCACCATAGTATCGACGAATGAAACTACTTGCATCTCGACCATCCAAAACGCGAATACCAATAAGGTTAGTGTTAGGGAAGTTGTCTCGAAGATTTTCAAGCATCACATTAGTGAACTGAGTAAATTCTCCAGTGAAAGCATAAGTCTTTCCAAGTTTACGATCTCGGAGAGTAATTTCATTGTAGTAAGGAGAATTCAAACCAATGTAAGGTTCACCAGACTCGGACTTTCGTGTCGGAAACTCTTTGTAGTACTTCAGAGCATTTGCCTCGCCATCAGTAAGAACAACACATTGAACTTTCTGGACTTCGTTTTGAATTTTGAACTGAGGGATAATCTGATGCAGTGAGATAATAGCTTCGTTAAGAGGAGTTCCAGAAAGACTCAGACGATTGGGATACTGGTAGAGATAACCTGACCAGTTGCGGCAGCTGAAGTGTGCAGCAATCCTGAACATGTTGATCATCTGTTGTTCAAGATCCCGACCATTAGTTTTATGGGTGAACAGATTCATGAGATTGAAGGTTTCATCCACTTTGAAGAAACCAGGAATCTTTTCCACACCATAACCATATGCATCGTAACGATTATGATAGGACCACTCGTTAGTGAAGGCATAAACCTCAAAGGGAATAGAAACTTTCTTGCAGAACCAAATCAGGTTATAGAGTTGTTTGATAGTATCAAGCATTACGCTACCCATAGATCCAGACCAATCAAGAACAAAGATCAATCCATGATTTTTACCATCAGGAAGGAGAGTCACTTTCCTGAAAAGATCTTCATTGTACTTGTAAGTATGAAGTTTAGAACAATCCAAGACACCAGTACGAGCCGTAGATGCTCGTGAATATGCATCTGCAGATTTCTTCATCTCAAACTCTTTAACGAGATAACCAACTTCTTTCTGTGCAGACTTCTTGAATTTTTTGAACTCTGCATCTACACCACTGAACAATTTTTCATAAGAATCAGGCTCCCCATAGTGTTCTTCGGTTTTTCTCCACCACTCATTGATCTCTTGATGAACGTCAGAGTTGGAAACAATAACTTTCTTGAGATCTACTTTGGGAATTTCCACATAGAAAGTTTCGATAGCATTGGAATCTACCAAATCGCGAATCTTTTCTTCAAGACCATCAACAGTCTTCACATCCAGATCATTAGAAGTGTTTTCCTCCAGTTCAATCTGTTCCTCTTCATCCTCTTCGTCATCCCACTCCTGACCCTGTTCTTTCTCATCAGACTTCGACTTCTGTTCTGAGTCAGTAGGGTTTGGAACCATAGGTTCATTCTTACTTTCTTCGTTATTACTTGCAGAAGGAACCTGTGCAGGAGGTTGAACCTCAGCCTGTTTCTCCTCTTTCTTCTGATTGCAATAATCGTACATACGTTGTGCAGCGATCAGAGCTTCTTCAAAAGTCTCTGCATCTGCAATCTGTTTGACAATATCTTTTTCTTCATCATTGTGGAAAGGAACTTCAATGAAGTTACCAATCTTGAAATACAGATTCACTCGATCCGCCAGACCCATCTTAGAAACGTTCTGACCTTCAAGATCAAAGAAGTCTTTCTCAGACAGTTCCTGATACCCATTATAGAAAGACTTACGCAGACCAGGGTATTTGCGTTTCATCAGTTTTTCGATCCGTGCATCTTCTGCGATATTGAAGAATGAAGGATTCATGTAGTACCGATCCAACCAGTTCTCGTCAAGGGTATAGAGAGCATGACCGACCTCATGACCCACCAACATGTCATAGACACTGTTAGATGCCTTCTCCCACATAGGAAGGGTCAGGACACGACTGTGAACGTTGAAGGATGCAGTCTCTACGTGTTTGTGTTCAACCACCAGATCCTCAGTCGCGAGGAGTTTGGCGAGTTGGGATTTGATCTGGTGGCGATTCATAGGTTTGTCTCGTATGAATCAATTAT